TTCGAGGTTTTGCAGACATTGATATGGGTTGTTGAGAATAATTGGTTCGGATTCATGCCATACCCGCAAGGAATACGGCAAGGGCTCCAAGGATGATCTCCCATTCTCGATCGGAGACATCCCACCCGTTGTGTGGTTGCTGGCGCGGGGCGGCCGGCCGTTGTCGGCGCGGTGGCGTGGGCGCCTTGGCTGCTTGGTTAGCATGCGGTGCATTACGCGGCCGTTGGGCCGGGGCTGGTTTACGTGGTCGTCTTGGCATATTGTTTTGGTAAAAAGTTCAGTGCGATAAACGGCACTGGGTGGGGTGGTATCATTGTCCTCATTAGCCGCAGCAGTGGCACATGCAGCAATGTCAGACGTGGCAGGCTGGATGCCCTGCAAAGTAACGGCAAGCGGGTGCGACCAAACGCACACGCTAGGCGTCGTAGTATACACGTTGTAAGCATGGTTATCGAGATTGACCAGTTCTTGTACAGACAGTGGGTAGTATGCAGCGTAATCCTGGCCAGTCTGGGAGTTGGCTGTATACCCACCCAAATACGACTGGTGGATGGAATAGGGATGGTCGCGGGCGTGTTTGGCTCTCGCGGCCTCATAGGATGGTTGGCCAACGTATGGCCGAACAAAGGCGTCGATGAAACACCGGCCCAACGGGAGTAGCGCTAGGGCTGGCATTCCTGAGTAGACGGAATACCAATGGTGCGAGGCAGTTAATGTGGTGTATGGGTCCAATGACAGCCCGTGCTTGCTAAGCACTCGCCGAACGTCAGGGACCAGCAACGCGGTGTCACTGCCACTTGGGCTCCTCGCGGATACGAAGAATCCTGAACAAAAACTTGGCGTAGTGGTCAGCCGAGCTTTGAGTTTCAAGCCAAGTACGGCGAAAGTAAGTTCAAGCTGATTCAACGTCAAACCTGCGTAGTCGGGGTGCACTGCCAGTAGCCCGTCGTCACCAATTCCTATGCACGAATGTGGTATATCATCCACGTCAACCCCCGTAGGTTTAGCGTGGAGATTGTTGGTGTGGTTGATGCGGAGAGCGCGGCCAGCATCGGTGTTGGGCGCGTCGAGTGCGGCAATGTGGCGTAGCGCATTGACCGCCTCAGCAACGTGCATCATGGAGTATGCGATGGCTAAGAGCAACAACAACACATTGCCGACAGCGGTATTTTGGTCGCCTGACTTGCGCGTATTTGGTTTCTTGTACCGGAAATAACGGCTAGCGCCATTAGTGATTTGCTGGCGAGCCAGCGCGTGCATTTCCTCAGCAGTAATGCAGAACCGCTCATAAAACCAGGTTTCGGCGTAGTGGGCTCCAGCGCCCTGTCGACTGTCGAACTCGCTGATGTCCATGTCAATGAATGCCATGCCGCGGGATCGCATATCATGGTACCACTGCCCAATGATGTCGGGTGTGGCACCAGACGCGTAGCCGTACCGTGGCCACTCGCGTGCTTTGAATGTGGATGACATGGCTTTAGTAATGCGCTGCATAAGCATGCCAAGACAGAGGTTTGTGGTTGGGTCTTTCAACGCCTGAATGAGCCGTGGCTTGCCGCTGTAGACTGACTTATCAGCGGATGGGACCATCAGCTCAAATTTCAGGAACCCGGAACGCACGTGCTGCTTGGCCAATGGGAAATGAGGGTAATTCAACGCTGCGTCAGCTAGTGCAGCTTGCTTTGGTCCCGGTAAATTATCAATCCAATCAAGGACTGTACGGGACGTAACTGGTTGTTGGCTCATGTCCGCATTGCCTAGAACCAATTTGCCACAATAGTGCACCGCAGTTTGCCAATGTTTGTAAACCCCGTCGCCGATGGTGTCGGTTTCATTTACCAAATGTCGGTTGCAGAGTGCTATGAGCTCATTATGGCGGT